AAAAGATTATTATTTCTACTACCTTTGTTTGCACCATATTTTTTTTGCCACCATGTCAAAAGATTTTGAATAATTTGATTTGAAGACGTTAATTTTACAATTGGCTCAAAAACTCCTATATCCTCAATTTCGGGTTCCTCTAATTCAATCCAAATATCTGAATTTTCATTTATGTAAATATCTGGGTCGTAACTTTCAAAACAAAATCTTGAAACATCTGAGCCACTTTCATCCCAATATTTTGAGTCAAAGTGTTTTTCAAGTGTTTTAAAATATCCTTTGTGATTTTCTTTTAATCCTGGCACTTTTACTAATACCTTTACACCTTTTCCACTTGGTGAAATCCATGCTGAAAAAATAAAGTTATCGTCACAAATAGAATTTTTAAAGTCAATAGCATTTTGTTTATTTTCAAACTTATCAAAATCTAAAATAATTAAACCTGAATGTTGCAATAAACCATTAATTGACCTATTTTGAAATTTACCATTAAAACACACTCCCGGTAAATTGCTTTTATTTTTTTGATAGTCATCATCTGACATTTCTCTAAGTTGTTCAACAAGTGTTTTTGATTTACCTGTTTTAATTCTATCGAGTGCATAAAACACATTTTTGTGAAAAGGAGTGTTTGGGTCCTTTACCGATTTAAAAATTGAAATAATTGCTGTTGTCATAAGTTTAAAAAAAAATATTCCAAAAAATCCACTGCTCACTACTTCAGTTTCATTTTTGGAATACTATAATATTTTCCTTTTGATTGTAGTGAGTATGCAAATATAAAACTTTATTTTTAATATAAGCGTGTTTTATCTGTTTTTTTTTATTTTTGATGTGACACGCTTAAAGTACTAATAAAATAAAGGGTTTTAATTGTTTTGCGTCGTATCGGCTACATTTTTTACCTTAAATGAAAATAAAAAAAACGTTTTTATCAAAAATGCTTTTTTTTACATATAAGTACTGAGTAGTTTTTTTTTCGATGTGACACGCTAAAAATAGCTTAATATGTTGTTTTTTAATAGTTTAATGTTTTTTTGATGTAACACGCTTTAAGTTTTGTTTTGATTTTTTCAAGTAAATATTCGTATGTACGCGGTTGACCATGTTCTAATTTGTTTACAAAACCATAGTTTTTTTTCAAATATTCCATAATTTTAAATTCTAACATCCCCGATGTGACGCGTTTTTGATAAATTTCTTCTTCTACATTATTTAATTTCCAAAGGTCAATATACTTATCAATTAAAATTTTATAGTAATCGTTTTTATTGTTTGTGGTCCTTTTAACAAACTCAGCTATTTTTCTACCGTTTGGAATAGGTACAACTGAAACTCTTTTTGTCATTTTATCTACCTTTTCAACTTCCGGGTCTTTTGAACCATGCGGGTTTAAAATTTTATTCAAATGATTTATGTTTGAATGACCACAATCCGGGCATGGCTCCCCTTCGCATCCAATAAAATTATATTCGCATTTTTCACATTGTACCAAAACTTCTTTTTTTCTTTTTTTAGGTTTTAAACCTTTAAAAAAAATATGTAACCAATTTATATCGTCACTCCATTGACCTAAGCGTGCGACATTGCCCCCTAAATCAATTACAATAAAATTATCTTTAAATATTAAATCACTTGGTCGCGCACCTCTTCCAATTATTTGAAGCCAAAGACTTAAAGACGTTGTTGGTCTGTTAACAATTATACATTCCACTTCTTTAACATCAAACCCGGTTGTAAACGTTCCGGTGCTAACTAAAATAGCACCATTTGTATTTCTAAACCATTTTACTATATCCTGGCGTTCGGTGTTTTCATTATTAACACTATCATATGACTTTATAGGATAATCTTTAAAAGTTTCAACTAAAGATAAATTTTGTTTTGTTGATGCGGTGAAAATCATTGTTTTTTTTCCAAGTGCTTTATCTATGTATTCATCTAAAACATTTTGGTCATGCTTAACACTTTCTTTTGCAATATCATTTTCATCAAAATCATCATTTTCACCCGCTTCTAAATTTGAATAAAAATCGTAACAATAAACAAGTTCATCAATTAAACTACCTTCATCAATTAATTCTTTTATAGGCACGCCTACAATTATATTTTCATATGTTTCTGACATTGTTACTGGCTTTGACCATTTTGCCATATGGTCCCCAAAACAACAAATTTCTCTTATTTGGCTTTGCTTATTACATACGTCACATTCAAAATAAGATATTCTTTTATTTATAATTGGCGTTGCAGTAAATCCTACTCTTTTTGCATTTTTAAAAAAATCAAAAGTTTTAACATGAATTTGCTCATGTGCTTCGTCAACAATTAATAAATCAATATCAATATTTATTTTTCTGGCGTAAATAGTTTGGGTCATTCCTACAAAAACATTTTGATTAAAATCAGGTTTTGATTTTGCAGTTATTTGTTGGTTTAATATTCCAAATTTAGCAAGCGTTAATGATGTTTGCTCAACAAGTTCTTGCCGGTGTACTGAAACTAAAACTTTTTTATGTTGATTTAAAGATAGCCATTTTTGTATAAATGCGCACATTATTACGGTTTTACCGCTTCCTGTTGCTGATTGTATTAATACAGAATTTATACAAGTTAATTCTTTAAAAATATTTTCAATTATTTCTTTTTGGTATGGTCTTAATGTCATTGTAGTGAGGTTTAAAAAAAGCCCTATTAATTTAGGGCTTTACAAATATACAAAACTTTTTTAAAACGGCAAATCATCTGAAAGATTTTCTTTTACCTCAACCGCTTGGTAAACTGGTATATCATTTAACCAAATTGTTGAAAAGCCCTCACCAATATAAATGGTCGGTGCTTTTGCATCTCGTTCTTCCTTTGTTTGAACTACACAAGCGAAATGCGTTTTATCAATTCTCATGTTGTCCTTTGTAAAAATTGTTTTTGGCTCTTTTACTGCTACAAGTTCAAATTTGACTTCTTGCAGTTCTACGTCTTGACCTTCTTTATTTTTGTAGGTTCTTTTTGTTACAAGGTTGCGCAATTTTTGCGCGTCTAGTGTTACTTGGATTTTACTCATATTATAATTGTTTTAAAAAGTTACGACATTCAATTACTTTATTTTGCAGTGTTTCAATTATTTCAGCATCAAAATCAAAAGAAAACGTTTTAATTCGCGTTTTGTCATCAATTTTGTACTCATGCCCTATTTGTTTGTTATCTAAAAGCACATATGTTAAAACTGCTTTTCTGCATCCTGTTAAAGCCATGTATGTTTGCAGTTGGTAAAAATAATCGCTATTTGGTATTTCCTTTTCAAAATAAGGAAAAGTAAACGCGCTCCAACTGCATTTAATATCATACACCGTATCTCCAACAATTAAATCAGGCGTTCCAATAAAGAAATCATTTTCAAAAGTTTGCTCATTTTTCAAAACAAAAGGCATATCTAAAACTTGAATAGCGAAGTCAATTGCTTTATCTTCGTCTTGCAGTCCGCGCTCGGTGTACTTGCTTTTAATTTCGTTTCTTACACCAAATATGCGTTCTGTTGCCCATTCTTTTAAATAACTTTTTGTTGTTTCTGAAAGTGTTTCAGATTTCGCGCGTGGGTTTGTCATCAACTTACCGCTCGCGCTGGCTCGACATTTAAAGTTTTGATAATTCATTTTCTGCGCTTTCAGTTAGATTGTACTTTGTTTTAACTTGGTCTAAAGTTGCTGTTTTGTCTTTTATGGCTTGCACTACTTTTGCCCAATTAGGGTGGTCTTGGTCTAATGGTATTAAAGTCAAATCTAATGAATAAGAAATTAAATCTTTTCTATTTAAGTCTGATCCAAACAATTTGCCAAAATGGTCGCAAGCGTCTTTTATAGCTATGCTTTTTGCATTTGGAAAAGCCATAGACAATGCACCATTGTTAATATTTGCCAAATCTGCGGGACTTGTACCCTTTGCCGTTTGCAATTGGCTCGCACCTATGCCGTCATGAAATTGCCATTCACCGCTAATTGGGTGCAAATAATGCACTCTAACAGTTACCCAAACCCCATTAAAAGATTGGCCTTGTCCAGTAATTTCAATTTTGTATTGTTTAAAAATTGTCTTTAAAAGGTGTTCAATCCTTTCAATAGGCAGATATTTATAACCTCTAATAAAAGGGTGTTCTTTTACCCATTCAGGTTTTGGTAGTTGGTTTATGAGCGTTAAAAACGCATCATTTTTTTGAACAACTTGTAAATCTTGATACAAGTCTTTAATACTTGGTAAACTCATTTTATTTTGTGTTTAAAATTAATACTGCAAATATACAAATTATAGTT